GTAACTAAATATTTTGGTCAGCCTGTAATACCTTGCCGTTCTGCCTCCTTTGCTCAGGGAGGCTTATTTTTGTGCACAAAATATGCACAAAATGTGGTTTAATACTATTGTATATACGTTTGTTTTCGCACTTACTCTCCGTTTTTATGCTTCTAGATGCTTTCTATAGCTTCCCGAAATGCTTGTATAAAGGCATTTCGGGATTTTTGTTTCCTTTTATTTTCGGTTGTTTTTTTCCTCCGGTGCACAAAATGTGCACAAGCTAAAGTCTCGAAAGTGCTTGTAGCGTCTGGGATACCTGCTCTTTTCTTTGATCTTCAAGAAGATGAGCGTAGACTTTTTGAGTGATCATTGTATTGGCATGCCCAAGTCTTTTTGAAATATAGTTAATGTCAACGTGATTGGCAATCAAATAGGAAACGTGAGTGTGTCTAAGCCCATGGAAAGTAATCGCGGGGGAAATGTCTAGAGTCTTCTCGATCGTTCTTAGATCCTTATTAATTGCCGTGCTCGATAGTATGTTATGCCGTATGCTGCGAAATAATAGTTGTTTGCTATCACGATATCCCTGAGCAAGGTAGACCTCTTGCTGTTCTTTCTTGAGACGTAAAAGCAAGTCTGCAAGTTCTCTCGTGATGTCGATGTCACGTACACTTGATTTGTTCTTAGTAGCAGCAAAGCCACTGCCATATCTGTGATCCCACGTTCTGGTAATGTGTACAACGCGCTTTTTAAGATCAACATGATCCCACGTGAGCCCAAGAACTTCAGAATACCTAGCTCCGGTCAGCGCCCCGGTTGCGATGATGTAGTAAGCAATATGCTCGTAGTCTGCAAATTCTAGGCAGTAATTGACGAGCTTGCGCAAATCCTTTACTTGCAAATATTTGATGATTCCTGCTTGGCCTTCATTACCAGTGAGGACAACGTTATGAGTGAAGTTAGTATATATTATTTGGTCATCGACGGCAGAATCAGCCATTGAGCGAACATAGCCATTCAATTTGCTGACTGTATCTTTAGCCCTTTTTTTGCCAAACTCATTGATAAATCCCTGCCAGTCTGATTTTGAAATTGATTTTAGTTCACGGCTTTCGCCCCAGTAGGCTAATAACTGTTTACGAATTGTTTTATACCGGGCTTCGGTGATACGAGAATGCTTACCAGATTTGTACAGCTCAATCCATTTGTCCCAGTAGTCGATTAACGTTATCTTGTTAAGATCCAAATTTGCACCGCGATTATGCTGACGTTCGATTTCGGTTGCCGCTATATCAGCAGCTTTTTTTGAGGGGAAGCCGCCTTTGTTGACATACTTGCGTGTTCCATCATTATCCTTGTAAGAGACACGATATTGCCATTTTTTGCCACGTTTACTAATACTGGCCACATTTACACCTCCTTGTGCTACAATACAGACGGGTGCTATTGCACCTAACCATGCAGTCACGTTCTGTTAGGCGTCTACCCATTCGCTTGGGTAGGCGCTTTTTGTCGTTACTTTCTCCTACTTGCTTTTTTCTTGTTAAGCGCCTCGTTTACGTTACTGAGTGGAATATCTTTGATTAATCGTTTCTCTCTAATTCTAGAAAAGGGGACAACGATCTTGTAATTCAGTTCTGTTTTTTCTTTATCACTAAAGACTTCGGTGTTTGAAATGTCTAGGAGAACTGAGTGCTCATATTTTTTGATCGGTTCTCCTTCAAAATTTTTCCAGGTTTTTTCGCCAAACTTATAAGAGATTACTGTAATTGTTTTCATAGATGATACCTCCTACAATCTGTGTGGCTTCTTTAATGTTTTGAAGAAGTAGGCGCTTTTCGTGATATAATTAAGTGAATGAAATTCATGAAAAAAGAAATTAGGTGAACCGTAATCATGATAAAGGAGGTTCTCCAAATGGAAAATGGCATATATATCGTTGACGAAAAAGACGAAGTATGGGATATCGACGAAGCATCGGGCATGTATGGCATGTTTTCAAGTAAGCCCAATATTGGGCCAAACGAGGTTGCTGCACTTTTGTCTGGTAAGGCCCTTGTTGATCTTTCAGATGGTGAATATATTCACTGGATTCAGCTAACACCAGATGCTATAAAAACAGCCAGATTGCGACAGTAGTTACGTTTGACAGAAACAACTGTTCCTCGACCACAGCGGCCGGGGCTTTTTTGTATCCAGTTCGCACTCAGTTAAATATTTCAACGTTTTCATCATGACCGGTGTCATCATCGCAAGCGGTTGTTGCGCCAGCCAACAAAACAATAAGTAAGATGGCAACTATCTTTTTTAGCATGATGACTCACATCCTTTACTTGGTATGTGGTACAAGCCCCACTCTCCGGCTTGCACGGGGACGCCGCTTGCGTGGGGAAAGAACATATGCTAAGCAGCTGCCTTATTGCGAGGATGCTGTAAGAACAGGAATACAATTGCAATAATCAACAAAACAATAGCTGGAAATGCCATTGCAGCGGTCAAACCAAAGCAAAGCGAACCAATTACGCCCAAAACACCGCCCACTAACGAAATGCTGTGTTTATAGCTTTGCCATAAAGCAAGAGCATTTAACACAACGCCAATCCAAGCAACAGCATAGAAGAATGTGGCAGCACCACCAGTTGCATTGGTCTTGTTTGCAGCATCGCTAAATGCGGTTGAAAAGATGACGAACCAAGACGAGGCGAAGATAACACACGCAAAAATGTTATAAATGCCAGTCCAAATATTAATCTTGAGCTTCTTCATGATGAATCCCTCCAAAAAAATTCAGCTTTTAACGTCGATCAGGGTTTGGACGTAAGATTAATTGAATGCATATGACCCAACAACTTTACCGATCACATCAATATTGTCTGTGTCGTCAGCGTAGAAATCTGGATAGATACGTTCGCCAGTTTTTTCATCTACGTCATCATTCAATGACCGAAGGCACAGACGGTCTTGCTCTAATATCAGCTTTTTGATGAATGTCATGTCATCAATGTCAACTACAGCGATCATACCGTTAGTAACATCTTGTGTTTTCTGAACAAAGACAAATTCGCCATCCTCGTAGTATGGAGACATACTGTCACCGACAACTTTAAAGCAGTAATCGTAGTGAGACGGGATGGCACTGTCTGGAATCTTTACTGTGTCCATTGGTTCATAGCGATCATCATTAAAGGCACCATATCCAGCGGCAACAATACCATCAACCTCAACATTGAACGCTGGCTCATCAAGATTACGTTCTACACGCGCTTCATCCAAGCTGACAACGTTGTCTGGATTTTGCTGCTCATTGAGCTGCTTTTCCGCGTACGTGTAGACTTTTTGCTGACGTGCAGGGTTGAGCTTTCTATATATAGGGAGAATGTCATTTATTTTGGTCATGATGTTCCTATTGACTGAATTGTCAATAATTTGGTCATTTTCAGACCATGATTCGTGTATAAAAGCATTGGGATCGACTCCAAAAAAATTGGTTATCAATCTTACATAGAACATTTGTGGATCAGCTTTGCCGTTTTCCCAGCGAGATATCATGCTCTTGCTAATTTTAGCTTTATTGTTTGGATCATGTTTAGCTGTCCAGTCATTTAGCTTATCTGCAAGCTCCTGCTGAGACAATTTTTTTAATAGCCTAAGATTGTGTAGTCTCTTGCCAAATAGGGCTTCTGTCATGATTGCACATTCCTCCTTTAGGAACATGGTAACATGATTGTTCCTAAAATGGAACTTTTTTTGTTGACTGAAAGCATGAACTGGGATAAGATGTATTTGTTCCTTGATAGGAACGGAAACTATAAAGGGAGGTTAAGCCATGAATAATCCTGGATACAGAGATTTGAAAGGGTGGTTAGTTGCGCGGGGAATTTCGCAAAATAAAGTTGCTAGTTTTCTTGGTACTACTCCAAATTATGTAAACAAAAAGCTCAATGGAACTGGTCCTGATTTTCGTTTGTCAGAAGCACGCAAGCTTCATACGGGCTTTGGGGTACCAATGGCATATTTTTTTGAAGTTGACGTTCCTTTTTCGGAACGAAAGGAGACTGTTTAAATGAACGAACTAATTAAGACCATCACACGCGATGATGGAACGATCGCGGTAAGTGGTCGCGAGCTACATGATTTCTTGGAAGTAGATACGCGATTCAATGACTGGTTTCAACGCATGGCTGAATACGGTTTTACTGAGGGTCAAGACTTTTACTCTTTTTTGAGTAAAAACCCTGGCGGTGGTCGTCCTAGTACTGACTATGTCATGACTCTCGATATGGCCAAGGAAGTTGCAATGATTCAGCGAACCGATCGAGGCAAGCAAGCGCGTCAATATTTTATCGAAATTGATAAACAGGCACATCACGATATGACCGGTCTAAGTCCAGCGACACGGGCGGCTGTTGCAGCTACGCAAGCGCTAGCCGCACAAGAGCGACGCTTGAATCGAGTCGATGCAAAAGTAAATGCCATCAGTGACATCGTAAGCATTTCCACAATGGACTGGCGGCGAGCAACTCGGGAAATCATTACTAAGATCGCACATATGCGAGGAGATGACTATCAAGCCACACGGAACGATATCTACAAGGATGTTGAACACCGGGGTGGATACAGCTTGAGTACACGCCTTACCAACTTACGCAACCGAATGGCTGGGGAAGGCCAATCTTTATCCAAGCGAAATAAGACTAACAAAGTTGATGTGATCGGCAATGACAAGCGGCTCATTGAGATCTACATGGCGGTTGTTAAGGACCACGCCATCAAGTATCGCGTCTGGGACAACGAGTATTAAGGGAGGTATTGAATCATGACAAGTATCAAAGTGCCAAAGCAGGTCAAGCTCCAAATGCTTGATGACATGATCAGCGTTGTTGAAGACCGCATCTCAGAAATTGGTCACTCTGTTCTTCCTGACCAGACTGATATTCTGATGGACCTTGGAAGCTCTATCGGTCCGAATGGCGGCCCATACTCACTAAAATCCACCGACAAGATGGAGCTAATCGATGACTCGATTGCTGAACTAAAGCAGTTAGCCATCATCAACGACTACCTAAGTGCGATGTATGACTCGACCGAAGACCTTCCGGATGAAGTAGATGCAGAGACTAAGAAATGAAGCAGACAGCCTAAGGAGGCAGTTTAAATGAACGGACGCAACACAAAAAAGCAAGCACCTTATGAACAAGAGATGCTTGCACAAATAGCACTGAGCTTGATCGCTAGCATGAGCGAATTGTCGCTCGATCAAGAAGAAGCAGCTCTGAAAACTGCTTTGTCACTCATTGGGCGTTAGAATCCAAACTCTCCTGATTCTATTTGCTTCTTGTATGTTGCATCAGCTTTTGCTTTTTGAGAGTCTACAAGTTCTTTGGCAAGCAAATAAGCCGTCTTGTATGAAGCCAATTTATCCTTCTCAGAAAAATTAGAAGGGCAGCTTACAAGACTGGCTAAGGCAAACTTTTCTGGATCGATTTTAATTTCTTCGCTCATATTAATCGCCTTCTTCCATCACCAGATAACTTGATTATCTGCCAAGGGGAGGCCAAAAGAAAGGAGGAAATGCCATGCCACTGTTGCAGGTTGTTGAAGATGATCAGATTTCAAGTAAAAAGTATTTAGCGGTCGATGAAGAAGAACTGACAAAGATGATCAAGGAGAACCAAGAGTTAAAACGCAAGCTAGCAGCACGAGGTATGTGGACGCTCACCACCGCAACAAGCTATGTCGAAGGACATAACAACACGTGGGTAGTTAACAATATCTTGAACGTCCCACGCTTCCACAAGTTCTTGCAAGATACCGTAGTTTCATATCCACCGCCTGGCAAAAAGGGGTATCTGTTTCATCCGAAACCATGGCTTGACTTCTTAGACAAATGGTTCCCAGAGATTTCAAGGTCACTTAGAGAGAAGGGCAAATAATGATTGAATATTTACTAATTGGTGGTGCCTTCGGCGTGATCGTTGGTCACTGCTTAGGCCACAGTGGAAATTGGAGGCAGTGGATTGAATGAAGCAGAGCGTACCATTGGTGATTTGATGAACGAACACAATAAATTGACGTTAGACATTATGCGTGGCAACCACACACCAATTGCAAAGATGTTGCTTGCCGAGAACGAGAAGCTACGTGCACGACTAGCGAAACTAAGGGGATGACGTGATGACCAATGAAGTATACGAGCACATTTTAGCTGAATCTAACCGTCAGATTGCAGCATATCACAAGGTTGCTACCGACTATGGGACGAACAATACAGACCCTCATCAAACGTATGCGATGGGTCAAGAAGATGGTGCACACGCAATACTGTTCATTATCAAACAAGCCATGAAAAAAGCCGCTGGCGTCCAGACCAACGGCTGATGAAAGGAAATTCATAATGCAAAATAACACATTGTCACTTACTGACTTCAAAGTTGATTATAAGCCATCGGTGCTGACTCTACAACATGCAGATGAGCTTGCGGCCAATATCAAGCTATATGCCGAAAAATACCGTGGACTTGTAATCACTGAAGGAACTTTGAAAGAGGCGAAAGCGTCTCGTTCTGACTTGCGCAAGTTGTCAAAAGCGCTTAATGACAAACGTATTGAAATAAAACGCGAATACAACAAACCATACGATGCGTTCAAATCCGTCATTGATGGCATGATTAGCGATATTTCAGCGGTTGAAACAGCCATCAACGATGGGATCAAAGAACAAGAACGATTAGACGCCGAACAACGCAAAGAGCAAGTGCTTGATGACATTACAGAAATTGCACAGTCACGTGGAATTAACCCGAAAGACATTGAGTTCAACGACAAGTGGCTCAACAAAAGCCTAAGTAAGATTGAACGCACGCGGCAAATCGGAGATGCAGCTGATTATATTGTCAAACAGCGTGCAGATCTTGCAGCAGCCAAGAAGGCTGTGACCAAATATGCAGAAGCCATGGGTTTAGATGCTGGCGGATGGGTTGCACAGGTTGATCAGGGTGCTTCACAGCTAGATGTTATGGCTCGCATTGATGCCTATGTTGAGCGGCAAAAGCGTGAGGCTGAACAAGCAAAACAGCGTGCCGAAGCACAAGCAGCCATTGATGCACTCCATCAGAAAAAGATCGGTGACAAAGTTGTCGACACTAATACCGGTGAAGTGGTTAAAAAGCCAGAAATCAAACACTACGGATTCGAAGTTGTTGGCACGTTTTATGAATATAAAAGTGTAGCGGATTTCATGACAAAACAAGGCATTGAATTTATCAGTATGGAGGGTAAATGATGCGCACATCAGAGGATATAAACGAGATTGCGAAGGCAATCAACGCATTCAGGCAAGTTGTCAAGCAACCGACAAAAGATGGTGACAACCCGTTTCTAAAGTCTCGTTACGTTCAGCTTGAGGGTGTTGTGGATGCAATCGACCGCGCACTACCTGATACGGGACTGGCATACACACAAGATGTGGTTAGCGAAGGAAACCAGGTGAGCGTGACAACTTTGATTTTCCACACTAGTGGCCAATTTATTGAGCTGGGCCCGCTGTCTGTTCCTGTTACTAAGAACGATGCTCAAGCGTTCGGATCTGCGGAGACATATGCACGTCGATACTCACTATCAGCAGCGTTTGGCATCACGTCTGATCTTGATGATGATGACGGTACTGCGGCCGGAGTTAATCCGCCAAAAGCTCAACCTAAGCGGACTAATAAGCCAAATGGTAGCCTCGATCACGCTACAGTCAAGGCGGTTAAGGAACTCATCATGCAACAATTTAACAAAATGCCTGAAGTCAATAAGAACGGTGAACCGAAGCCGAAGACGGTGAATGAACTGGCCGAAATATGGATTGGGTTAGCCAATGCCAAGTTTGGCAGCAAGGCAACCAGCATCGAAACGCTGACCCCGAGTGCGGCCGCTGGAATCAAGAGCTTACTTGAGAGCGAAGTCAAGAAGCTGGCAGGTGTCGCTAATGAAAATCAACGGCAGGCTCGATAAGTTGTCAGGCAATAAAATTACCATCACCGCTGATAGCTCTGTGAGCTTGTATACGCTGTCTAAGCTTGCAGCGGGCAAACGGCCATTAATTGAGTTAGAAGTCGAGGACGGACGCCATATCAGCCCAGAACAACGCAAAAAGATATTTGCTCTGATGCATGACATATCAGACTGGAACGGTGACACGGTTGACATGATCGAATGCCTCATGAAGTCGTATACGCGTGAGATTTTCGCAATTGAGCCATATTCACTGAGTGACTGCTCGATGACGACTGCCAACAACATGATCTACACGATTTTAGAGTTTTGCTTCCGCAACGATGTGCCATTCAAGACGAAGACGTGGGACATGATACCCAACGACTATGCACGTCAATGGTTCTGTCTCCGTTTCCGAAAGTGTGTTATCTGCGGACGCCCTGCTGACTTAGCACATTACGAGACGGTTGGCATGGGGCGCAATCGTAACAAGATTGACGAGAGCCAATATCACTACATGTCCCTTTGCCGCATTCATCATGTCGAGCAGCACACGATCGGCCTCATGTCGTTCATCCAAAAATATCACATTAAGCCAATCAAGCTGACAGCTGACGAACTTAAACGAATTCAACCACATTACAAAACACGTAACGAATAAAAAGGAGACTAAAAATGCTTAATTCAGTTGCTTTAACAGGAAGGCTAACTAGAGACGTTGACCTTCGCTACACACAAAGCGGAACGGCAGTCGGTTCATTCACAATCGCTGTTGACCGTCAATTCCGCAGTGCGAACGGTAACCGGGAGACTGACTTCATCAATTGTGTCATCTGGACTAAGTCTGCTGAGAACCTCGCTAAGTTCACGCATAAAGGTTCGCTCATTGGTGTCGAAGGTCATATCCAGACACGCACATACGACAACAAACAAGGCAATAAAGTGTATGTAACTGAGGTCGTTGTCGAGAATTTCGCCTTGCTTGAGCCACGGCAGACGTCTCAGGAAAGCCAACAACGATCGACTAATAACCCAGCGGCCGCAAGCCAAGGCAACAGGTTTGCCAACAACGGTCAGCCGATAGACATCCAAGATGATGACCTTCCATTCTAAGAAGGCGGTGACGATCATGAATGAGAAACCAGGTTACTACGCAATCATCCCAGCGGATGTGCGCTATGACACAAAGCTACCACAAGGAGCCAAAATCTTGTATAGCGAGATCACGGCACTCAGCAATAAGAACGGTTACTGCTGGGCATCGAATGACTATTTTGCAAAGCTCTATTCGGTTAGCATCGGTACTATCAAAAGTTGGCTAAAGTGCCTCGAAGACAATTCATATATCCACAGAGTCATCAAATATAAAAGTGGAAGTAAGGAGGTTGAACAAAGATTTATTAGTTTATCCCCTAGGTCAGAAAACTTACCCCCCTCGGTCAGAAAACTGACCCACCCCCGGTCAGAAAACTGTCCAGATAATAATACAAGTATTAATAAAAACATACGTGCATCCAGCACGTTAGAGAGTGACTTTGAAAAGCTTTGGAAACTGTATCCAAAGAAGATCGGCAAGAAGCCGGCGTTAGCTGCTTACAAACGGGTAATGAGTAGAAAGAAGAACCCTGCTACCAACAGACAAATTCAGGATGGCATTGTGGCTTATCGACAGCTAATCAATAGCAAAGGCACAGAGAAGCGGTTTGTCAAAGACGGTAGTACTTTCTTCAACCAAGAGTCATGGAACGATTACCTTGAGGTCGTAAAGGAAGAACGAGATGAGCAGGAAGCTCGAAAGCCGAAGTTTGACCCGCAACAAACAGCCATCGCTATGTACCTTGATTACAACAGCCTAGATCGCGTGCTTGAGGAAATCAAAGCGCAGGGTATTCCGATCAATCCAGAAGATGCTAAACGTTACATTGCTGAATACGATGAACGGAGGCAACAAGCTTGACAAAAAAACTTTATGACCCTAGCAATCCTGAACCACATGTCATGTATGGACTATATACGAAGCCGGAACTCATCAAGTCTGAATGGATTGATCCTAAATGGTTTAACAGCCAGCAATACGCTGCAGTAGTTGCCTACATGAACAAGTTGCCAGGTGACGTAGATACGCTGGAATTGCAGGATGGTTTTGCAACAGCTCATCCAGGCGTGATGTCAGCAGCAGATTGGCAATACATTATGACCAGTGATTTTGGCACCTCACGTTTTGACTGGTGGGTTGGCAAGCTAAAGCGGGACTATTTCCGTAGTCAGCTCATTAAAGCAGCACAAGCGTACTCGGAAGAACCAAGCGAGGACAATCTTACCGCGATGATGGTTGCCTCACAGAATGCTACTGCTGCCAGTCAGACGGTAACTGAAATTACCATTGCTGATTTGGCAGCGGACATGAAAGACAAAATGATACACGGTGCCGCTGACAATGGGATTAAAACGTACTTCACTCTTAACAATATTCTGGGTGGTGGTTTGATGCCAGGACGTTTGTTAACGATTGGTGCGCGCCCTGGTGTCGGTAAATCAGCATTCGCGATCAATCTCATCATTGAGGCTTTGAAACAGCAACCGGAATTGACAGTTGATATGTTTTCGCTTGAAATGTCAAATGCAGAAAACTACAACCGCTTGTTGGCCTGCAAGACTGGCATCAGTGCTGGTAAATTCATCAACCCGCAGAAAAGTCTAAGCGATGCTGAGAAGGTTGAGGTTGAAAAGGCGGGAAACGTCCTTAAAGACTATCGCTTGCAGCTTTACGACAAGCAGGTGGAATTACCGCAGATCGTCAAAACAATGCGTCAGCGAGCCGCAGAAGCTGATAAAGGCTATCTTGCAATTGTTGATTATCTTGGGTTAATTGGTGTTCGCGGTCAGCCGGATCGTCGCTTGCAGATTGAGGAAATCACGCGGCAATTCAAAGTGTTGACCAATGAACTTAGCATTCCAATTGTCCTGCTTAGTCAGTTGTCACGCGCAATTGAAAACCGGCAAGACAAGCAGCCAGTGCTATCAGACTTACGTGAATCAGGCTCAATTGAACAGGACAGCAACGCGGTTGGCTTTTTATGGAATAGCGACCGTTCAAACGCTCAATCAGATGTTCGCACGGTGACTTTAAGTATTGCTAAAAATCGTGAAGGAGCACTTGGCAGTATTGATTTTAATTTCTTCGCACCAAAACTGCAGTTCAAGGTGGCGTTTTAAAATGGCTTATCCAACTATGACACTTAAAGAGTTCAATGAGTACATGCAGGAGGGACATTATCAATACTCGCTGTTCGTTATTCTGCAGCTTGATGAAGCCGCGGAATATCTAAAAAAGGCGCAACAAGCCGATACTGGTATGAAGAAGTTTTGGTGCCAATGGGCATACGTGACATTAGTCAATGCGTTAGAGACGGCTGAGTCAGAATATTATGGGGAAACTAGTGCATATTTACCGACAAAAGAAACTGATCCAGTAACGCGAGCTTATTGTCAAAACACATACGACATTTGGCGAGGATACTTGCAAAAGCTAAACGTGAGTTTACCAGAACAAAAATTTTGAGGAGGCAAAAGCATGATTGAGCACAAGGACGTGAAGCCAGCGTGATAAGGCTAACGATACCTGGCAACCCAGTGCCACAAGGCCGGCCGAGGTTCACGCGAATGGGTCATGCTTACGACCCGACTAAATCAAGAAACTATAAGCAGCACGTTAAGAACGTGGCGTCAGAGCTAAATATTGAGCCTCTAAGCGGCCCAATAAGGGTTGCAATGGAAATATACCGTCCGCTCCAAAAGTCTGGCAGCAAAGCCTTAATAAGGCAGAAAAAAGAAGGCAAAGTTAGGCCAACAGTTAAGCCGGATGTAGACAACTACTACAAGTCTGTATCAGATGCGCTTACCGGTATTTTATGGGAAGACGACAACCAAATAGTCGAAATCCATGTTGGCAAATGGTACAGCGATCAACCACGTGTTGAGATTGAAGCAGAAGAAATTGATTGAGGAGAAAAAATCATGATGAATAGCATACGAATTCAAAACGGCAAAGTTTTTGTGAATGGCATTGAGGTTGGACAGGTTGAAAAGATCCACTTCAAAGCTGAGGCGAATGACCCTGTAGAGGTTGAAATGAAGTGGTTAGTTCCTGTCAGAGGCCTAGATGTTTCTGTATATCAGCCTGAACCACGCCAGCAGCAGCCTGAGGTCGATGCTAAGCAACAGACCATCAACGACCTTACATCACAGTTAGAAGCCGCCAAACAGGCGAACAATGACTTATCACAGGCAATCAAAGACGAGCAGAGCATCAAGGACTATTCAGATCAGGATGTGAAGTCAGTCAGCGCGAAATGAGAGGCACACAAATGTACGTAGTAGCAGGATTAAACACAGAAACCGAGTATTATCGAGCCAAGTATCAATCTCAGTGTATCCGATGGATAAACGAGAACATGGCCAAGCACACGGAATCGCACAACACCCGTGGCGATGACATTAAGGTAGATATTCCGGAACCACTGATTATCAAGAAAGTGGAGGACGAAAAATGAGCGAAGAAAAAATGTACGCGGTAAAGAACCGCAGTGGTGAATTTTGGGACTTTTCGGATAGTTCCGGTTTCTGGTCATTAGCCAGCTCGGATTTCCCTACAACGCCTAATAAGAAACAGGCTGAACTAGCGGCTAAAGATCATGGCGGTCACGTTGTCACGTTCGTTGAGGAGCCTAAAAAGGTAGTCCTAACCAAGGAGCAAGCCGAAATCGTTGAACGTGCACATAGCGGCAAGTTCCCAGCAGCCAGCATTGCTTTCTATGGCGATGATGACGAAGAGCCGCTGATGAATGCTTACGTCAACGGCTACACCGTGGCAAAGGAGAAGAAGTATCTTCTACCCATGGACGGAACACTGGAAGAGGGTGATGACAACGACAATTTTCAGCTATATGCGTATTGTTACAAAGGGCGATGGCTGGTAGATGAAGTCGAGACAGACCCATCATACAAACACCAGACAGTTACCCAGAAAGAATTAGAGACCGCACCAGCATGGGTAAAGGCAATTAAGCCTTTGGAGGTGGATGACGATGACGACTAAAGCTGACATAGACGCGGCGCAAAAGGCTATCGATGCTGCGAATAATGCAATTGGCAAGCTTGATCTGTGTGGCCTGTATGATTGCGCGTGGCAAGCAAACAACAATTATCAACGCATCATTGATTACAACAGGGAACAGTTGGAGGTGACTGACGATGAGCAATGAGACGAAGCGGGACGTGTTCAACAAGGTTGCTGATGAATGTGCTGGGCTTGACTATGAAATGTACAAGGAATACCTGAAAAGATATGACGCGGCTTTGCCAGATGATATTCCGGTGCTTCCAAAAAGAATTGGAAAGTTTCTCAAAATAATGAAGTCAGTCAGGGCAGACCTTGTAAGTGCACTTGGAGAGGTTAGAAGCAAATATAACAGCTACGCTGAATGGGCGTTTGAAGATTACAACTCGGAAACGTTCGCCCATGCATACTTGTCAGGTGTCTGGCGCGTTGAGGAAACAGGGGAGATAGTCAAACTATGAGCAATGAGACGAAGCGGGACGTCAACGTCTTGCCAGAAGAAACCGAGCAGCAGAAGAACTGCCCATATTGTCATGAGACCGATCCACAGTCCAAACATGCGCACTATGGCAAGCCCATGTCAGATAAGACAGAATATTTCGATTTTGTTCGCAAAACAAAGCTATATAGGCGTGTGAAGGCACGAATCAAATCACCAGAAAACCAGCACCCAAAGTTGTGTGTCACGCAAATGAACCGGTTCAGAGAAGTTTCAGTTGTTTTGGATAAGAAAATCAGCTATTGCCCAATTTGCGGGAGGAAATTATGACAGAGACGAAGCAAGACGTGTTCAACGCATTAATGGCTGACATGTCACACGGTTCAGAACAATGGCGTGCCAGATATGACGCCGCGTTTCCAGATAATCTGCCGGTTATTCCGAAAGCGGTAGGCGATGTGATTGTAAAACTCAAACACAAAAAATTCTCTCTATCCGGAACGATGAGCTACGCCGCAGTAGTTTCTTTATCTCCATGGATGACGTTTGAACATGAGGACACCTTCGCCCTTGCATGGGTGCTAGGTGTATGGCGCGTTGAGGAAACCGGCGAAATCGTGAAATTGGAGGCGGAGAACTGATGGCAGTGAATGAGATTCGAGTATGGGCCGAATGTAATGACGGCCACACGACAATTGCAGGGCTGAACGTTGATGAGTTCACAATTGGCGAGTTTTGCAAATGGACCGGTGTTATCCGATTGGTGTTCACAAAGGATGCGGAGGCGGAGAAATGAAAGAGTTAGGCAAGATCAGATCAGCATACTACGGTATAATTTCAGACTATCCATTTTTGATGGGACTAAATTTAAGCATTGAGCATGATGGTTGCATTGCTGGAAATCAAGTCGGGCTGGTCAACACAAATCGGCTTGATGATGGGTGTGCCAAAAAATCAATCATGGAAATCAAGCAGTTATTAGAAGATGCCAATGTTTTCTCGGTTCACGATCTAGTAGGAAAGCCCGTTGAAGCAACATACGAAAACAATCGCTTGAAGTCATTTAGAATATTGAAGGAGGTTTTGTGAATGAAACGAGAGATTAGGTTCAGAGCGTGGGATAAGGTGCACGAGTGTTACTTGTATGACGTGCAGGGAGCATATGACACGCTTAGCGGCTGTGTTAAGTATGAAAATGGTGAGAATGCTGTTTATGACGAAGAGTGCTTTGACGGATTCTTGGATAATGATCAGTATGTTGTCGAACAGTTTACCGGCCTGACAGACGTGAACGGGCGGAAAATCTACGAAGGCGATATTCTGAAAGTAACAGGAGAAGACGGTGAATCATATGTAGCAACAGTAAAATGGTTTGGCGATGAAGACTACCCAGCGTTTGATTTGGAAGGCATACCGGCAGTATGGAATTATGATGCAAATGCACTTGCAACCATTTTTCAAAGTGGTGTTGAGACGTGCGAGGTAATCGGAAACATCTTTGAGGACAAACAGCTATTGGAGGTAAAAAAATGAAATATGGGCCTTACCGTTTCATGTCATGGCTTGGTTTCACATTATCTCTGACGTCTTCATTTTTACCTGCAAAATATATGAATTTTGGAGCTTACAAAACATTTACTGGCTTGACACTGCTAGCAGTCTTGTTTGCACTTTGGGACATTTCGGATGCAATCAGGGAGGGAAAGCATGAGTAAAAGTAAGGACGTTGACGCTTATCTTCAAGGCGAGTTGTGTGCCAAGGCCTAGCTTGCGACTAAGCTATTGCATGACATTGCTTGGTCTAAATGGACGACTGACGCGATGACTGCGCGTGTCGACCCAATCTACAAGCAAGCCAGGGAAATAAGCTATTGGCTATTAAGCAGTGACGACTGGTACACCGAAAATGAGGACGGAGGCGAATAATTTGGATAGCAAACAAGCATTGGCCAAAAATATTAGGGACAATATATATGAGCTTGGCAAGACACAGTCTGAATATGCAAAAGAGATTGGCATACCAATAAACACGCTTGAATACGCAATATCTGGACGAGGAAGCATTTCACTAAACACCTTGGATAAAATTGCAGATGGAGCTGGGCTTGATTCGTGGGAACTCATCCGGCCTCCTGAAGGCAAATAAAAAAGCGCGTCTGATGAAGGACGCGCCGGAGGCCAAACGTACGATTGAGAGTGAATGAAATCAAAGATTAGGAGTTTGCCTCCAATGACAGTATAGCAAACGCACATGTTGAACGCACGTTTAAGGCATCAAAAAAGCGCACCATCACGGCACGCTTATCCTACAAACCCAGACAAATTATACCATAAGGAGTGGACGCAGTGGTGCGAGCAACGAGATATTTTAGCCCAATTGATCATGACAAAACAATTGAAAACGCCAAAGAGGTCTTGGGGAACTACTGGCATCACAAGCGGCTCGCTCAACGCACCAAAATAGCGCTCAGAAGTCCCGTGATGGACGGCATGCCCAAGTCACCTAGCTATGGCAACAAAGCCGAGGACAAGCTCGTATCGCACGCTGACGAGCTGTACTATATAGCGTGCTGTGAAGGTGCCATTGAATCTATAGAGAATGAAGACTACCGCATCATCTTAGTTGAGAGCTATCTGACTCCAAAGACGACACGTAAATCCAGCCTTCAGTTAGCCGCTCACTTGCATGTTGACCGAACGACCCTTTGGCGACAAACACAAGAAGCTCTCTATGCTTTTGCTGAAATATGTCCGCTAGTGAAACTAGTTGCAACATCCGTGCAACAATGATGCAACAAAAAACACGCTTTTCCGTCATATGATTGTATTGTGCCAAAGGTGAGAAACCTGAGACACCGCATTTTTCCTCCGAGCCTCAGTGATGATAAAGCTGTGGCAAGGCGTGGCAATGAGGACTGGCTGAGATAGTCAGGCGGGTTCGATTCCCGCATGCCACATTGTCCAGTTTAGCGACCGGACACAGCTTGCGATGACCCCAGCTGACACTGGGCGAGCGAGCAAACAAAAATGGCCAGTGTAAGAAGACACGCTTACACCGGATGACAGATCTGTCGTTAGCGGCCTAGCGCGGTATCTAGGATTCGTGTCGTGTCGCTGTGGCGGAATAGATAGACGCGAACCGGTACCAAAGACGGTACATGCTTTAGTGGCTGTTCAAGGGAACATGTCGGGTGCAAATCCCGACCAGCGATATTACCGGTAAAGCCCAGCGTGCTTGCTAGCACGGACTAGTGGGCGAGTATAAAGCGTGGTCACATGCCTTGCACTTCAAGGCAATGTGGGAACCACCGCAACCGAGGGCTCAGAAAACCATCGCCTCGGATAGCATGGGTTGAGAGTAGCATAAGATTTTTTATATCTTACCTTTTAGAGAAGAACCACTTAATGCAATGAAAGCGATTGTTGACAAAGTAGGAAATGATGTCAGTATCATAAAATCGGAAGATATGTTTGATCCTAATAGAGGCAATAATATTGTAGAAAATATTTGGCAAGATATTTGCACATCGGCTTTTGCTATAGCTGATTTGAGCTATAAGAACCCAAATGTGTTTTATGAGCTCGGCATTTGTCACACAATTGGCAAAAAAGTTATTACAGTTTGCAACAGAGAAAGCTTTAAAAAAGATTATGGTGAGCATCTTCCGGCAGACATTTCGTCTGAGTACACCGAGTTTTATGACAATGGCTATCAGGGAAACAGCGAACTCGCAAATAAGGTCTCTAGTAAAGTAAGAGCACTACTGGCAATCCGTGCATAGTTACTGATAATAGTCGACTACTAAGCACTCCGCCAAACGGTGAGGTGCTATTTTTGTGCAACAAAAAGGCCCTCTGAGCGATTAACTGAGGGCCTAGCTACCGGTGTTTACTGAGGTGAAACAACGGTACCGAAAAAGAGTATAACACATGTAGCAATAAATCGGATTAAAAAAGCCCTCAGAGACCAGTCCAAGAGCCAAAAGAATGAAAAAACGAAATACTTGTGTGAGCAGCAGCGGTTGACTTGGAGGAGAAAAGACACTACTCACGCATATATTAGCACATTCCTTATAGAAGATACAAAAATAGCCCTCGGTTGGGGGCCGAGAGCCTAAGATAGGGTATTACAGAGGAGTGAAAATGAGTATCTGTTGGGAACAATTTAATTCTAACTCATCGAAATTTTTTAAGCAACAAAAAAGCTCTCGGGGCCGAATCCGAGGGCTTAAGAACTCGGGAAGTTCTTCATGAGAATGTAAGCAGCGTCATCAAACTGCTCACGGTCATTATATTTCAGGAGGCGAGTAGATGCAATGGACAGATGAACAGATCAGGTGACATTAGGAAGCTCGCCTCTGAAGGCTACACGCGACGAGAGGCAGCAGATAAACTAGGCATCAGCTACAATGCTTTGAAGGCGAAATCGCGGCGATCAGGGATTGAGTTCCAACCGCCGATGCGTAACGAGTATGATGCTGACGGCACTCAGTCCAGTGAGACGGTGCTAAAGGTTGTACGTGGGCAGAAGCTGGCTCCAGAGGATGTGATGCGTGCACATGGCTACGATCCTGAACATTGGCGTATATCAAATGCAACTTCTAACTTTTGGAAGCAAACGCCAGAGGCAACACTGTATCAAAGTAAAATACGGTTAACACCACGCAACGGGCTTAAACCAACAGAGCTATCAGAACTGTTAAACAGTGAAGTACAACCAATCAAAATAAACAACCTTAAAGTGGGACGTCATAATTTGGTGATTCCGCTTTTTGATTTGCATTTTGGCATTACTACACTAAGCATGCTAAAAACAAGACTGGCTGAGTTGGTAGAAGTCATGGAGTTAGGATACAAGCATATTGTCATTGAATTAGGCGGCGACTTGCTGCATTCGGACTTTATGGCAACTACGCAGACGGTCAAAGGCACACAGCTAGATCACGCGGATACAGTAAAGGCTTGGGGTGACGCAAAACAGTTTGTCGGCACGATTGTCGAGGAAGCCTTGCAGAACTCAACGCATGTATCAATCAGGGCAATTGGTGGTAATCATGACTTTGATATGCAATGGGCATTCGTTGATGGCTTAGCTGATCGATACCCGCAAGTGAGCGTTCATAACACTATTAACTATCGCCAAGCGTTTAGGCTAGATCACGTTGGCATCATGATGGCGCACGGCGACACCGCATTGCGAAAGCTACCAATGCTCTTTGCAACAGAATATTCAGACATCTGGGCAACATCGACGTGGCGCGAGGTTCATTACGGTCATTTTCATCATGAAGTTGTTGATGACGAGAGCGGTGTAATTCTCAGGCAAATGGGAACGCCTAAGCCGTCAGACAATTACGAAAAGAAGAATGGATACACCATGAGCCGCAAGAGTTGGAAGGTATTTGAGTATGACGACAGTCGGCTCAGGGTGACGTATGACATCTAATCAAATGCGCCGGACTAGTTACGGATATGTCAGCAACTTAGAACGATTTGTAATTGAAAAGATTTCAAAGGAAGAAAAACGAATGCACGCAATCATTTATACAAAGCCGCGTTGTCCCAAGTGCCGGCTTACAGTTAACAAGCTGTCAAAGGCAATGCCGGTTGAAACAATCACGGCAGACGAACGAGACTTGGCAAGGTTCCGCAAGCTAGGCTATCGTTCAATGCCAGTCGTAACAATCTACAAAGCAGACGGCACACATGATGAATGGTGCGACTTGCGGGTTGACAAGATCAAACAATACACGGAGGCAATTTAGCATGTGCAATTTTTTATTACTGCTCACACTAATATTCGTGCTGGCTAAGCTATTCGGCTTGATTGCATGGAGTTGGCTGCTAGTATTCATGCCGCTAATAGTTATGATTACTGTGGTAACACTGCTTATCGGATTGGCAATCGTCATCGGATTACATGAGGAGTGATGGGCATGACTAACACATCGTATACGGGAGATGCCCATGCCGAGTAAGAAGCTCGCCTTTATAAATGGAAGACCACAATTGGTTGATGCCAATGCTCGTGTTAGATCGGAGGCGGATAGGCAGTACAACCGTGTGCGGAATGAGCAGCAGTCGGACTACCTTAGGTTCTATCACAGTAATGAATGGAAGCAATTGCGTGAGCAGATATTGATTAGAGACAACAGTTTATGCCAACGCTGTGGCCTGCAAGCCTCATTAGTTGATCATATTGTTCCAAGCGAAGATGACTGGGAAGACCGCACGAATGCGGATAACCTGCAGGCTTTATGCAGGGACTGCCACTACTGGAAGACGAGACGTGAGACAACCAAGCGTAAGAAGGGACAACATCGAGCCATGAAGATTACAGTAATCGTTGGCTATCCAGCAAGTGGCAAGTCAACATACGTCAAGCGGCATCAAGGACAGCATGACCTCGTCTATGATTATGACCATCTCATGACGGCGTTAACAGGTCTGCCATTACATCAGGGCAATATAGACGCCAATGAGTATGTGCAGCTAATCTATGAGCTGATACTGCGGAAGCTTAAAGCAGAGCAGACCTTCGACCATGTGTGGTTAGTCATGACATATCCAGATGAGAAGCTAGACTCGTTGCTTGCTAGTCGAGATGTCGAACACATACTCATTGACACTGATCGAGACACATGCATGCAGAGACTGTCTAAGCAAGGTCGAGATGTGAGTCAACTCATCAAAGTGATGAACAAACTTGACGAAATGAAATCAGAAAACAAATTTGCAAAATTCAAGAAAATAAAAAATTAAAAAACAAATTTTCGATAATTTATCGGGCGACTACACGGGCTGGAAACGGCTAGACCCCCCTTCCATTTTTATCGGGGGTTACCTGGATGGGGACGGAAGAACGGTCGGCCTCTTTTTTGCACCCCAAATTGTAACGATTTTTAAGGCGGCTGGGGGTAAACTCAGCCCATTTTATATAGATATTAGGAGGTGAAGTGGGAAATGGCTGGAAAATACAAAGTGTTGCAATGTCTAAGGGTGATTTGACCAAAGAACGGCAAGAAGCCAAGCTACATGCGGAATTGATGGCCAAAGATGGCATTCCAAAACTTCAGGTAACACCGCCTAATCATCTTGACCCAGTCGCAAAACAAGAATACAAGCGAATCATCGAATCTTTGGGGACCTTACCACTTAGAAATCTCGATCGCGCCGAGTTGGAAAACTATTGTACATGGTATTCGGTTTACAAAAACACATCGGTCAACATGAAATTGGCTTTAAAGAATGGAGATCAAGATGAATATTATGCGTACATTAGCACCTTGAATAAAGCCACAGCAAATATTAAGAGTCTAGCCAGTGATCTTGGTCTTAATGTCAATAGCCGGATGCAGATGAGCATGCCTAAGACCGAAGCACAGAAGAACGATTCAATCATTGATACTTTTGGCTGACTGTGATGGAGGTGATGCTGGTTGTCAAAATTTAAGGATCCAATGCCTAATTTCATAAAACGTGTGCTAGACGGTCGTCTTATTACTTCTAAGGCAGTTAATCTCGCGGTGAAACGGCATCAAGAAGACTTGAAACGAACAGATTGGCGATGGCGTTATGATCCAAATCTAGCGGGAAAAGCTGTTAAATTTATGGAAATTCTGCCAGAACCAAAAAGTGGGAAACCACAACCATTAGCACCGTTTCAAAAATTCATTATTGGCAGTATATATGGCTGGGTTGATAAAGATGATTCAAATATAAGGCGATTTACCGATGTGTTCATTTCGATGGCACGAAAAAACGGTAAGTCGCTTTTGATTTCTGGCGTCATTCTGTATGAGTTTCTGTTCGGAAAGAATCCAGCCAACAAACGGCAATTATATACCGCTGCTAATGATCGCAAGCAGGCCGGCATTGTATTCGGAATGGTTAAAGACCGACTACGTGCGCTCATGCGGAAAGACCCTGGTATCAAACGAATGGTTAAGATTACGCGAGATGAACTTGTCAATTTAGACGACGGATCAACAATTCGTTCGTTCTCTCGTGATACAGGACTTGTCGATGGCTATGAACCCCATGTTGCGGTGGTTGACGAATATGCCAACGCTAAAACAACAGATATGATTGAAACCCTTGCCTCAGGGCAGGTGTTACTGCCTAGTTATCTGACGTTCATCATTTCAACGGCTGGATTCGACATGAACGTGCCGATGTTTCAACAAAATTATCCATATGCCAAAAAGGTGTTGTCCGGGTGAAGAAACGGCAGAACGCTATTTTGCATTCATTGCTGAACAAGACAACGTACAAGAGGTTGATGACCCCAATTCTTGGATTAAATCGAATCCGCTACTTGACGTTGATATTGTGCATGATCAGATCACCGACTATTTGACCACAAAGCTATCTCAAGCTCGTGCTGATGGCAGTCTAAATGCTAAATTGGTCAAAAACTTCAATATTTGGCGACAAGCTACAGAAGATAGTTATCTAGACTTCGATGCTTGGAAAGCGGCAGAGCTGACCGATAAAGCCTGATATTCGCGGGCAAAGAGCATGGATTGGCATTGATGTCGGTCGTACAAGCGATCTATTCGCTATCTCTTGGCTAATTCCCCAGGAGGGCTGGTGGTGGCTTGATGGTTATGCATTTGTTGCTTCAAAAGGTGGCATCGATAACAAAATCAAGACAGATCGGATTGACTACTTGGCTGCTGAACAACACGGCGAAGGCGAGATCAGCAGCTTAGAGTCAGGCATCATCGACAACGATCGGGTATATGAATGGCTCGAAGACTTCATTGAGCGTAATGACTTAGATGTTCAAGGTATCATGTACGACCCTTATCAATTCGGACCAATGCTAACGGCAATTGAGAAGAATCACCCTGAGTGGCCGATGGTACAGGTGCGACAAGGAACGCTGACACTGTCAATGCCAACTAAGCAGTTCCGCGATGATGTTATAGGCGGTCGCATAAAGCATTCAGATAATCGCATTATGCAGGCCGCCGCAATGAACGCGGTTCTAATGTCTGACAACAACGGCGTCCGTATTAATAAGAATAAGTATGCTAACAAAATAGACATGATTGATGCCACGCTTGATGCTTATGCCATCGCGTTCAAGGAAGACTTGGACAACTACTTGGACGATGAGCGTGTCTTCAGCGATGATTTTGGCTTCTAGGAGGTGAGAACGTGAATGGAAAACTAGCTAACTTTTTCAGAATTCTTGGCGCAAATATGGCTGGAATTGCCACTGTTTTAGGCTTCATTTTAGCTGGATATGGGGCTTTTTTGATCAATAGGCCTACTGGATTCATGGTTTGCGGCGGCTTGTTGTTTGTTCTCGCCTTTATTCTGTTGCTTCCTGATAACGAAGGGAGGTGAGATGAATGAAGCTATTTCGAGGATTGGCAACCGAAGTGGACCCTCACTGGGCAGATCATTTGCTTGATTCAGGGGTGATTCCGTCATTCCGTGGGGCTTATCTTGGTATTTCTGCATTACGCAACTCCGATGTGCTGACAGCGGTATCAATTGTCGCAGGTGATGTTAGCCGATTTCCGTTGGTGATTACTGACAGCTCAACCGATGAAGTGATAGACTTGTCTGACATTGATTATCTGATGAACACAAAGGTTAACAAAGCGGCTGTCAGCATATCAGTGGAAATTTTCCATGATGGTCAATGCAATTTTAACTGGCAATGCTTATTCGCGGATTGTGCGCGATCCGATAACCAACGAACCAGCTATGTTTGAGTTCTATGCCCCATCACAGACGCAGGTGGACACAAGCGATCCCGAGAATCTTGTCTATCGATTCACACCATACAACGCAAGTGTTCAAAAAGTTTGCAGTTTTGAGGATGTTATTCATTGGAAGTTCTTTTCATATGACACCATCATGGGCCGCTCGCCGCTACTTTCCTTAGGTGATGAGATTGGACTTCAAGAATCCGGTGTTTCCACGCTTCAAAAGTTCTTCAAGAGCGGATTGAAAGGCTCAATTATCAAAGCAAAGGAGAGTCGCCTATCCGCCGAAGCACGCCAGAAGATTCGTGAAGATTTTGAAAGGGCACAGGCAGGTGCTGATGCAGGTTCACCAATTGTGGTTGACGCGACGATGGATTATCAGCCATTGGAGGTCGATACCAACGTCCTAAACTTAATTAACAGCAACAATTACTCGACCGCGCAGATTGCGAAAGCATTACGTGTGCCAGCATATCGGTTGGCGCAGAACAGCCCGAACCAGTCAGTGAAGCAGCTTGCTGATGACTATATTCGCAATGATCTTCCATTTTACTTTGAACCGATTACAAGCGAGTTTGAACTAAAGTTGCTTGATGACAACCAGCGCCATCAGTATCGCATTGGCTTTGACACAAAATCAGTAAACGGATTGCCGATTGCTGACGTAAATACAGCAGTTAATGGCGGACTGTGGACTGGAAACGAGGGACGTGCGGAGCTTGGAAAGAAACCGTTAAAAGACCCGAACATGGATCGTATTCAGTCGACACTTAACACAGTGTTCCTTGATCAAAAGGAAGCATATCAAGCTGAACACGCATCGCAATTGAAGGGAGGTGATGCTAATGACAAAGGAACTGCGAATGACAGCGACACCCATGCAAATTCGTGATGGGGATGATAAACATCCAACTGTCATCGAAGGTTATGCGCTTAAATTTGACCGGAAATCTGAAATCATGGGCGGCGGTGAATTTAGTTTTCGTGAGCACATCGACCGCCATGCGCTCGACAATGCTGATATGAGCAATGTCGTGGCGCTATTTAACCATGATCAAAACCAAGTGTTAGGCCGCACTGGCGTTAATTTGGAACTGACCATTGATGACACTGGACTTAAGTACACTCTGACGCCACCAGATACACAACTCGGTCGTGACTTACTCGAAAACGTTCGGCAAGGGATTATCAGTCAGTCAAGCTTTGCATTTACGATTGCGCCAGACAAAGACGCGCAAAAGTGGCAAAAGTCAAGCGAACGAGGGGTTAAATACGAGCGCACAATCAACAACATTGATCATCTGTTTGATGTTTCGCCGGTGACAACACCTGCTTATCCAGACACTGAGGTAAAGGTCGGAGCACGATCGTTGGAACAGATAAAAGCGCTAGATCAGCCGCCAGAATGGGAACTTAAGCGGCGCAAGATGCTTTATCAACTGAATAAAGAGGAATTGCTCAAGGGCATCGAATAATCGGTGCCTATTTTTGTACAAAAAACAAGGAGGGTCACTAGATGACTTTAGATGAAAAATTAGCTGCTGTTAAAAAACAGCTTGATGAAAAGCGTTCAGCGTTGCCAGCTATGAAGACAGAACTTCGTTCTTTACTTGAAGGTGAAGATTCCGAGGAAAACCTGAAGAAGGCAGAAGGCGTTCGTGCCAAATATGATAAGGCAGATAAAGAGATCAAAGATCTTGAAGAAAAGCGTGACTTATATGAGGCTGCGTTGAAAGGCAATGAACAGCCAAGCGACAAGAAGAAACGGCAACCTGAACAGCAGAATTATCGCACCGCTATGAATGCCTATCTTCACAGCCGTGGCCGTAACACAGAAGGCATTGATTTTGAAAAAACAGACGTTGGTACCTTTGCGGTTTTGCGTGCTGATCCTACTGATGCCAGTGATGCAGTTAACGCTGGGGTTAAGTCTGCAGATGCTGCATCGACCATTCCAGAAACTATTGTCAATACACCACAGCGTGAATTGCAGACAGTGGTCGACCTGAAACCATTCACTAATGTCTTCCAAGCCTCCACACAAAAGGGAACTTATCCAACGGTTGCAAATGCCACTACCAAGATGGCAACCGTTGCTGAACTGGAAAAGAACCCGGCAATGGCTAAGCCTGATTTCAAGCCTGTCAACTGGTCAGTAGACACCTACCGGCAAGCGTTGCCAATTTCGCAGGAATCAATTGATGATTCTGCGATTGATTTGGTCGGCTTGATTGCTCAAAACGCGCAACAAATCAAGGTCAACACGACTAACAGTGCCGTTGCAACTCTGCTGAAGGGATTCACTCCAAAGAGCATTACCTCCGTTGATGATTTGAAGCACATCAACAATGTGGACTTAGATCCGGCATATTCACGTGTCATCATCGCGTCCCAGAGCTTTTACAACTTCTTGGACACAGTTAAAGATGGCAATGGTCGCTACTTGCTACAAGATAGCATCTTGACCCCGTCTGGCAAGAGCGTTCTTGGTATGCCGATTGTTGTTGTATCTGATGATACTTTGGGTGCAGCAGGCGAAGCACACGCCTTTTTGGGTGACATCAAGCGGGCGATTCTGTTTGCTAACCGCGCAGACTTCATGGTTCGCTGGGTTGATGATCAGATTTACGGACAATTCTTGCAAGCAGGAATGCGCTTTGGTGTATCTGTTGCTGACGAAAAAGCAGGGTACTTCCTCACATATACCCCAAAAGCGTAACGCCTGACGGAGTGACTTTGAGCCAGAAAACGTTCACGGGTGGTGTCGGTGCCACAAAAGATATCACGGTGACAGTCACTCCTGATGGCGCTCCTCAAGCAGTCGAAGCTGTGTCGAGCGATGAAAGCGTCGCTACGGTTGTTAAGAAGTCCGATGGTGTTTACACTATTACCAATCTGGCAGCGGGCACAGCGACAATCACATTCAGCACTAATGGCATCAGCTCAACGCTTGCTGTTACTGTTAACGCCGGGTAGGTGATTAATCTTGGCGGATACTACGCTTGACAAAAGCCCACTGACTGATGAACAGTTTCAGGTTCTGAAAATGTACTTGAAAGTTGATCAGACAATCGAAGACCCAATGATTATGCAACTGGTGTATGACGCTTGTGGTGAAATCAGTTCGGCTATTAGTTTTGGATCAAAGCCGGAACAATTTCTAAGCAATCCAGAAACTCGGGATCGTTTTTTCACAGCACTTATGAAGCAAGTGAAGGAAGACTATGACTACCGAGGTATGGGTGCTGAAGTCATGCGCTTTCCGTTGCAAACATCAACCACAAATATCATCAATCAGCTTCGCTCAGAATTGCCGGAAGAGGATGGTGATCCTGATGCGAACTAATCGAATGACTGAGAGAATTGCGTTCGTCAGCTATGAGTCAAAAAAGGTTAACGGAGTTCCGGTTGATGGTGTACTCGTTAAGCATATGACGGTTTGGGCGGAAGTTCCTAAGGTACCAATCAGAGAAGCAAATGATCCACAGACAAAGTTGGGCACTCGCAAAGACAGCCCGACTTTTTTAGTGCGATTTTTGACCGCAGAGGAAATCCAACCAACTTGGCGAATTCAGTGGCGTGGGAAGGAATATCAAATCACGGGTCTTGATCCTGATTACGAGAGGCGCGATCTGACAACGATTACGGCAAAGGCGGTGAGCTGATGGGCGTAAAAGTCACAGGGGATGCTGAACTGCTTGCTAATCTTAACAAGCTCCAATTTGGAGTTGCAAAAGAGGCTCGAGCGGCTGTCCGAGATGGCGCACAAAAGTTTGCCGACAAGCTAAAAAGCAATACGCCTGAGTGGGACGGCGAGACGGATATGAGCGGACATCTGAGAGATGACATCAAGCTTTCAAGTGTCCGTGAAACGAGTGGCTGTAACAGAAGTAGACGTTGGATAT